TTTGGAAGTAATCGCTTGCGTCAGTTCCCCAGAAGAACACCCAGCAAAGGTAAGGGAAACGCTGGCTACTTTATCTACCCAACCCTTCGTAAGATTCAGCCTGAATTGATTAAGAAATGGCAAGAAGCATTCTCCAAGATATTGAAAGAGTGGGATAAGTAATGGCTGGTAGTAGAACGCTCAAGCTCTCAATTCTTGCCGATGTCGCTGATCTCAAGAAAAATCTTGATACTGGCTCTAAAGAGGTTGAAGGCTTTGGCGGTAAGTTAGAGAAGTTTGGCAAGGTTGCAGCAGCCGCCTTTGCAGCAGCAGCCGCAGCAGCGGCAGCCTATGCGGTCAAGTTAGCCGTTGATGGCGTCAAGGCAGCAATTGAAGATGAGGCAGCCCAGAAGCGCTTAGCCAATGCCTTACAGAATGTAACTGGTGCAACCGAAAAGCAGATTGCAGCAGTTGAAGAACAGATATTAAAGACTTCATTAGCTACTGGAGTTGCAGACGATAAACTGCGTCCAGCGCTTCAGCGCTTGGCAGTTGCTACAGGATCAGTTACTCAGTCTCAGGATTTATTGAGCCTAGCTCTAGATATTTCTGCCGCTACTGGCAAAGATGTAGAAGCCGTATCAAATGCCCTTGGAAAGGCCTATGAGGGCAATACAAGCGCTTTGGGTCGGCTTGGTATTGGTTTATCCTCAGCAGAAATCAAAACCCTTGGACTAGAGGGAACAGTAAAGGAATTAGCCAACACCTTTGGCGGTGCAGCTACAGTTCAAGCAAATACCTTTGAAGGCCAGATAGCTAGACTTAAAGTCGGCTTCGATGAAGCCAAAGAATCCGTAGGAGCAGCCTTATTGCCTACGCTCCAGAAGCTATTAGATTATTTTATTAACACAGTAATCCCAAAGTTTATTGAGTTCAAAGATGCAGCATTAAAGCCAGTTACCGATGCAATTGCTAGAAATAAAGATTCATTAACTATTCTTTATAACTTTATCAAAGACTTTGTAGTTCCAATATTACTTAACAATTTGGGATCAGCACTAGGATTTATTGGCAAGGTTGCAGGTGGGATTCTTGATGTGATTGGCGCAGTAGTTAGAGGAATTCAAAGCGCTGTTGGATTTGCAATAGATGCCATTAATGGTCTAATTAGAGCTTATAACGCAATTCCGCTTTTACCAAATATTCCAACAGTTACAAAGCCGTCTTTTACTTCTCCAAGTATTGGTGGCGGCGGTGGCGGCGGAGTTACTGGCGGTGGAGTTACTGGCGGTGGAGTTACTGGTGGCGGAGTTACTGGTGGCGGAGTTACTGGCGGCGGCGGTGGCGGCGGCGGTGGTGTAACTGTGCCAGTTGTCGGGGGCGTAATGCCTACTTTCCCATCTGGATTAGTTCCTAGTGGTAAAGCAATTCCTTCTAACTTTGATGTAGCTGCTGCTAGAAGAGGCGAAGAACGCGGAAATGTTATTGTCAATGTCAATGCCCCAAGCGCTATCGATGAAGAAGGATTTACTAGAGCGGTCATCTTGGCGCTTAACAATTCAACTAATCGCGGAACTACTGGCGCTGGCGATTTGAGAACCTCAGCCCAAATCCTATGACCCTTTGGACTCCCGATTGGAAGATTTTAGTCAATGGCGATGAATTAACTACAGTAACTTTAAGCAACCTAACTATTACCTCTGGCCGTCAGGATATAAACTCACCTACTCCAGCAGGATATTGCTCACTAGAAGTCATAAATACCGATGGAACTAATTATGATTTTGGTATTAACACAGCAGTAACCATTGAAGTAAAAGATACGACTGGCGCTTATGTGGCTATTTTTGGCGGTCGCGTTTCAGACTTAAGGCAAATTGTCCGCAGCGCAGGATCAAGTGCAGTTATTACTAGCTTAAGAATTACCGCAATTGGCGCATTAGCCAAAACTCAAAGAGCAATATTTGACGGAAATTTAGCTCAAGGTTTAGACGGCGCTCAGATTACCGACTTGCTAGATGACTTATTGCTTTCCAGTTGGAATGAATTGCCACCAGCTGAAACTTGGGCAACCTATGAACCTGCTACTGAGATTTGGTCTGATGCTGGCGATATTGGACTTGGCGAAATTGACGCTGGCGAATACACAATGGTTAGCCGCCAAATTACCGATAGCATCATTTACCCAATAATTAATCAAATTGCTAGCTCGGCCCTTGGTTATATGTATGAAGATGCTAATGGCAATATTAACTACGCGGATGCCAGCCATCGCCAAGATTATTTAATAGCCAACGGCTACACAGACTTAGACGCTTCTCACGCCATAGCTTCTGGCATTGGCATAATCCAGCGTCAAGGCGATTTAAGCAATAAAATAGTTATGGACTATGGCAACAATTTTAATAACTCCTATACGGCTGAAGATTTAGACTCTCAAGCCGAATACGGGTTATTTGCCGAGCAATTCAATAGCTATTTGAAAAATGCAGCGGATGTCGAAGATGTAGCAGATCGCCTCATTCAGCTTCGCGCTTGGCCTAGAAACACCTTTCAATCAATCACATTTGCGTTGCAATCCCCAGAGATTGATAACGCCGACCGAGATGCCTTGCTTAATATTTTTATGGGTCAGCCAGTCAGAATTACCAACCTGCCCCTTAATATTCTAGGTGGCGAATTTACTGGCTTTATCGAGGGCTGGACCTTCAACGCTTCCGTCTCAGGCCTCTCAGTTACCTTCTTAGCTACCCCAACAGAGTTCTCGGCCTTTGCCCAACAATGGGCTCAAGTCAATGCAGCGGAAAGCTGGAATAGTGTTCTTAATACGCTAGAATGGCAAGACGCGATAGGAGTTATTAGTTAATGGCCAATACAACGAATTACAACTGGGAGACTCCAGACGATACAGATTTAGTCAAGGATGGCGCAGCTGCCATAAGAACCCTTGGCAGCTCAATCGATACAACGACAAAGAACTTAAACCCACAGACTACTACTGGCGCACTTGCTTATAGATCAGCAACTGCCAATGTAAATACTGCTTTGCCTATAGGAACTGCTGGTCAGATTTTGGCAGTGTCAGGTGGCGTTCCTGCTTGGATAAATAATGATCAAGGCGATATAACTGAAGTTCAAGCTGGCACTGGTATTTCGGTAGCTTCAGGAACTGGCCCAATCCCAGTAGTTTCTTATGATTATCGCGCAGGATCAGCATTAACTCTTAATGCACAAACTGCCACATATACAGTAGTTTTAACAGATGCAGACCAAAAACTTGTCACAATGTCTGTTGCCTCTGCTAATGATTTTCAAATCCCAACAAATGCCAGCGTTGCCTTCCCAACTGGCACAGTAATCAATGTGATTCAAATCGGAGCAGGTCAGACAACTATTAAGGCTGTTACTTCAGGCACTACTACGATTTCATCAACTGGAGCAAGCGCCATAGCACCTAAGTTGAGAGCGCAGTATTCGGCTGCATCCTGCATCAAGGTTGCAACTGATACTTGGTATGTCGTAGGAGATATAGCGTAATGAGTTTATTGGGCATTATTGCTTCATCTAAATTAGGCGTAGTCCCACTAACAGTTGATTATTTAGTTATAGCTGGTGGCGGTGGTGGTGGTGGTTGTGATTCAACTTCAGGCGGCCAAAGTCGTTCAGCAGGTGGCGCTGGAGCTGGTGGATTACGCTGCACAGTTACAGCAACAGGCGGTGGTGGAACTTTAGAAACACCATTAACTTTATCAAAATCTACTAATTACACAGTAACAGTTGGCGCATCAGGCGCAGGTGGAACAACTGCTGGAACTGATGGAAGTGATGGTTCTAATTCTGTATTTAGCAGCATTACTTCAACAGGTGGCGGTGGTGGCGGTAGTGGTGGCGCAGGCGTAGGTAAAAATGGTGGATCTGGTGGCGGTTCTGGTAGAAATCAAACTACAACAAAAGGTTTAGGAACTGCTAATCAAGGTTTTGATGGTGGACTTGGACAAGCATATACCGCGCCAAATAGCGCGGGTGGCGGTGGTGGTGGAGCTTCAGCAGTCGGTCTTGCTGGTTCTGGCGGAAATGGTGGTAATGGTGGTAATGGTGTTGCAACTTCTATAACTGGTTCAAGCACAACCTATGCTGGCGGGGGTGGCGGTGGTGTCGCTGGCGGTTCAGCAGGAAGTGGCGGAAGCGGGGGCGGCGGAGCTGGAGGCGTTGCAAATGCAAATGGAACTAATGGCACAGTAAATCTTGGTGGCGGCGGTGGCGGTAGTGCAATTTCAGGTGGCGCTACGGCAACTGGCGGTAATGGTGGTAGCGGTGTAGTAATTTTGCGTTATCCAACTGCTGCTGGAACTATAACCATTGGAGCAGGATTAACGGGCTCAACAACAACAAGCGGATTAAATACTATTGCAACAATAACGGCTGGCACAGGAAATGTGAGTTGGGCATAATGGCACATTACGCATTTTTAGATGAAAACAATGTAGTAATTGAGGTTATTACTGGCATTGATGAAACTGAACTTATTGAAGGGTTAGATACAGAAACTTGGTATGGTAATTTTAGAGGCCAAATCTGTAAGCGCACTTCATACAATGGCAACATACGCAAAAACTATGCAGGCGTAGGTTATACCTATGATTCTGTAAGAGATGCCTTTATTGCTCCAGAGCCAGATAGGGCCATTGGTTTTGATGAAGATACCTGCCGTTGGATAGTTCCACCTTCAGACGATTAAGCACAATCCCTCAAGATAATGACGAGACTATGTGCAGCTGGTGTCCAATTACGGGAGCAAATCGATGACGATTATCCTGATCGCGATAGGAAGTCTGACGGCTGGATTGCTGATGCTCGGCACATTGCGAAAGGCAATTCTGACCATATACCAGCAAATGGAATCGTTAGAGCTATAGACATTGATTCTGACCTAGCAGCGCACAAAGAAGAAGCTTATGCGTTGGTTGAGAAAATTCGTAAGTGCGCCAAGAGAGGCGATAA